AGTAAATAAAGTATGATTTAATAAGTGGCAGTCATCTTTTAATCTTGTTACTGTACTTGCTTCTGTTTTTATATAGCTTGAGGCATAATCGCCTTGCTCTACTTGTGCGCCAAATATGTAAATCCCTTCTGTCCCTGTACCTGCATAACCATTAGTGCCATCTTTTGATAACGTCACCCTTATAATAGCACTTGTCGAAGTAGGTGTACCTGTTATGCCTAACCTTACCCAACCATTACCAAAGTCCTCATAAGCAAAGTCACCAATAGTAGTACCTAAATCGCTAAGGGTTGAAACATCAAATCTACAACGAGCCCAATTGGTGAAAGGTGAAAAGTTTTGAGCACATAAAAGCTCTACTTGACTGAGTTCTGACTGTTTTAAGAATATTGAAAATGTAGCTTTGCTTGACGTAGATAACCCACTTGCAACGTCTTGTATATATTTAGCTGCTGAGGTTGTAGTATCAACTAACTTATCAGCACTTAATTCGCCATTAGGACTAATAATAGTATTTGCCTCAATAGTTGAATTTGATTTACCCCAAGCTGCGTTATCAAACTGCTCTGAATAAACTTGTAGATTTGTCCGTTGTGGCTCTAAAAGTAAACTTGGACAATTACTATTTAACCAATCTAATCTTGGTACATCTGTAAAGGTTTCTACTGTTTTAGTTTCTGTTGTACCCTCTGTTTTTATGTAATCAGATAAAGCACCCTCACTAACCATAGCCCCCCAAATATAAAATTGGTCGCCATTATAATCTTGCATACCAAAACCATAATTTTGGCTACCTGTTGTTGTTGGTATATGTTCTACGCTACATCTAAACCAACCATTTGATAAACTTTCTATAATTGGGTTTGACATTGTACCTGTTGGTGCAGAACTTATTGTACCTGTGCTTAAATCAAAAAAAGCTACACCTGTTCCTCCTGCAAATTTTTGTATTGAAAACGTTGTAACATTTATTGATTTTACAAATATTGAAATAGTATATTTTTGAGGGTACGTAAAATTTAAAGCGTCATAAACATAAGAAGTTCCTGTGCCATCTCCTGTTAATTTATCTGCGGTATTTGTGCCATCTGGTGCAAGTTCTTGGTCTGCTGTTATTGTTGTTCTTGTTTTTGTCCATACAGAATTATCAAACTCCTCACTTCTCGACTGTAAATTAGTAATACTGCCACTTGTTTTAGCTTCTTCTATTAAACCATCTTTGCGTACTCTTGTACCTATTGATTGTCTTTCAAAGTCAAAATCGCCTGTAGCATCATTCGGCAAAATAGAATATACTTTACCGCTTTTATATCCGCTTGGTATTAGTGCTAATTTAGGTTTACTCATTATCTTTCTGTTAAAATTACTGTGCTATCTACATAACGCCATATACCGTTTGACTGCCAACGTATCCATATTTTGTCATCTGCACTGATTGGAATATCATGAGCGAATCGAAAAGTTAATCTCATACCCTCGCTTGGTGTATAAGTAAGCGTTTGCGTTCCTACTTGAGTTAAATGGTCGTTCTTATATATTTGAACAGTTGCACTTGTTCCAGTAGGAGTTCCATAAGAGCTATATTTATTTGCAGTCATTGTAACGCTTGAAACATAACAATCAAAAGGAACAGGAATACTGCCATAAGCATAAGGGAACGCTGTAGTCGCACCACCTTGATACAAAACATAATTACTTGTACCACTCAAGTAGTGTCTACGATTGAACGCTAATCTTTCGGAAGTTATCCCTCTGACAATTGCATTCCTTGATTTTGCTTTGACTGTGTTGTTTAACATTTATACTTTTTTATAAATTTCTTGAAAGAATCTTCTTGCTTCCTTTTGGCTTTTGCTTTCATCCTTGCAAGAAATATACTTTTTTAATTTATTAAGGTTAGTTTTCTTTACCTTATATCTCATAAAACCCAACCATTAAACGTTGTGTCAGTATCTGGAGAAATATCTTCATTGGTGTTGCTTCTATACTCTGGAAATAAATTATGATTAAAACTCAAGTAATCTACCATCCTTGTTGAGTAATAGTTAGCGTATTCTCTTGCTTTCGATACTAAGTAATCAACTTCGTTTTTTTCTACGTTCTGTGCAGTTTCGCTTGAATGCTTAAACACCCCTCCGTTTTTTATTTGATAAGCAGCAAAAGGAATGTATGTCATTTGAGCAAACCAAATCAATGTCGGTTGCACATAATTATTTACAAGATCAAGGTAATCTCCAGACAAAGTATCTGCAATGATATCAGCACTTATCTTATTGTATAAATCAGTTCCAAGAAGATTCTGCACCTCAACTTGCTGTGCTACTTTTATAAATTGTATGAACTTGTCTGTGTCAGTATTTCCATCAATGATGGAGTTCTTAACAAGATCTGTTCTGCTTATGAATAGTGCTGTTGCCATTAGTTTTTAAATTTCATTTTATTCCAATACTCTGCTGTATATCCTTTATACTTCATATCCTTTGGTGCAACTGGAACTTTCTGTGCGTTTGCTTCTGGCTTAAACCCTCTCTTTCTGGCTTCTGTTGTGCTTATTGCATCTCCGAGTCCTTTAGCACCCTCTTTTCTAACGTAAGTCTTTCTAAACCATTTGTGATTACATCTTGCACCGCCTTTATAAAGCCAAATAGAATAAGTATCACTTCCACCTTTTCCGAATCCTTTATTTACAACTTGTTTAGTCATTGCTTGAATGTCCTCTTTTCTGTAAACTTTCTTAGCACTTACCATTTTTGAGCAGAATTGTCTTGAAGTTGATTTTGTTGTTGCTGGTGCATACATATATCTTACAAGAAACTCATTTCCCTCTTCTCTTGATTGCTTAGAAGTTCCATCTTGATCACTCTTTTGATATGGCTTTGCACTTCCAGTGCTTACAAACTCCCAAATCTTAGAAAGCAAACTCTTTTCCTCTGGCTTGTTTAAATCAGTTATAACTTCATCAAGCTCCTCTTCATGCTCATAACTTACCTCACGCTCATCAATAACATCAAAGTCCTTTAAAAGCTCCTCTTCATCTTCTCCAAGATCAATCAAAGCATCTGCAATATCACTACCCATTTCATCTGGAAGCTCTTTGCTTAATTTAACTCCAGTTTCCTCTTCTCTTGTTTCCTTATCAACTACGTTCTCCAAATCAGTAAACTCAAGTGGTTGAAGCGTTTTAAAGTACAATTTAAGAGCTATATTATTGTAAGCTAATATCTCGTCAAACGCATCAATCAAAAGTGTCTGAAATGGTCTAATAACAGTGTTATCCATTAACGTGCTGGCAGTCTTTAGTTCGTCTGCATTGTTTCCAAGTCCAGAGCTGTCTTTAATTCCCAAAAGCATTGGAGAAACTACTCTGTGTGCTACCATTATTTTCTTACCGCTCTCGTCTGATAAAAATTGATACTGATTGTGAGCATCACTTAACTGTATTGGCTCAATAGTTGCTGCACTCTCTGGATTATCGTTAAACGCCAGGATAAATTTACCAGCGTTAGAACTACCGCTGAACTTAGAATAAATACGGTTTTCTAACATTTGTCGCTCTTCAGCGTTAGGTGTCCCATTGTTAAAATTAATTAACATACTCGGTGCAAGTCCGTTAAGTATGTTATTGAGATGATAGTTGCTAATCTCCTCCTCAAGCTCTGCATATTGAAGTCCACCTTGATAATCTGGAGAGGAATAGTATTTGTATCCAGCTCGATACGGTTTTACATATACGATCTCAATTGATTCATTTGAATAACCAAAAGCTGGTATTCTTGTACAATCATCTGCTCTCTTTACTTTACTCCAGTTATCTGAATAGTAATACGCTTCAATCTCTCCTTTATCATTGCACTTCTCTGCTCTTAAGTTCTCCACTGGAATGTGCTCTACTCTTGCAACAGTCTTTCTGTCCTTTGAGTATATTACTTGCATGGAGCACTGACCCATAAGCTTCAAATCATAACAGAGCTTACGAACGCAATCTTTGTGAAATAAAGAAATCATCTTTGCGTATTGCTCTGGCTTTCTGTTTGAATCTAAAGCATCCAATCCCTTTCCGTATATCATCTCCGATACTCCGTTGATAATAGCATTGTTTGTTGGACTTCCATTGTATCTGTCAATAAGATACTGAAAATAATTGTTGTCGCTTCCATACGCAACCCACTCTTTGTTGGATTTCTCCACAATCTCTGGACTGGTATATGTGCTTAGATTTACTACTCTTAAATCATTCATAATATTATGTAATCGTTGTCATAACTATCCTCCTGGACATACTCTCCATTATTTACAGAGTAATAATCGTTGTTGGATTGATTAATTGTTTGGTCTGTGCAAAATACTCTGTCTTTATAAATCACAGAGCTTCCATTCTTTACTTCCAACGTATAGAAATCTCCCTCCGTTAGCGTTCCGAAGTCTGCTGTAAAAGTTGAGTAATTTCTGTCTGTTGAAGCTGTTGGAGTTATGCTTATATTTGATCCAGTGCTTTCACTTTTTAAATTTACAGTGATGCTACCAGTAATGTATTCTCTTGGAATTATCTTAAAAGATTTACTTCCACTTGTTCCAATTAACTTCATATTAATATATAAACAAAAAAGAAATATTTTGCA